GCCTGCCGGGGCTGGGGAAACTCAAGCTCAAGCAGCTGGCGGCCAGATCCATCCAGACGCCGCAGGGTGTGGCCATGGATGTGCCCGCCAGGACATCGGTCAAATTTCGTCCGGCCAAGGTGCTTAAGGACATGTTGGAGGATGAGGCATGAGCCGCGTGCTGGTCTTGGGCCACGGGGCCGCTGATCATGTTGTGGCCCTCAACGCCATTGCTTCCGCATCAGGAGTGGCGCTTAACGCCATAGCCGTGCTGGAAGCGGACGGTCAGGCTCCAGAGTGGATCTGTCTGATCCCCGCCGGCGACGTCATCGGGCGCGACGGCAGGGGGTGGATCAACGACAGCCCGGACTTGGTCGTCGATGCGTTCGCCGCCAACGCCATGGATCTGCCCCTGGACATGGAACATGCCACGGAGCTCAAGGCAACCCAGGGAGACCCGGCACCAGCAGTCGGCTGGATCAAAGAGTTGCAAAATCGTGGTGGCCAAATCTGGGGCCGCGTCGAATGGACTGAAGCAGGACGCAACGCGGTGGAGTCCAAAGCCTACCGGTACGTCAGCCCGGTCATCGTCTTCGAACGGGCTTCCAAGCGGGTGGTGGCGCTCACTTCAGTGGGTCTGACCAACCGTCCGAATCTCTTTTTACAGGCCCTCAATGGGCGGGAGGATCATATGACTTTGGAAGAACTGTTGGCCAAACTCGGGCTGCCGAAGGGCGCGACATTCGAGGCGGCCCTGGCCCATATTGGCCAGCTCAAAGGCGACTTGGCTACGGCCTTGAACGCCACCCCGAGCTTGGACAAGTTCGTGCCGCGCGCGGATTACGACGCCGCTCTGGCCCGGGCCACGAACGCCGAGCAGGGCCTGGCCGACCTGAACAAGCAGGCCAAGGACAAGGATATCACCGCAGCCATCGACAAGGCCCTGGCCGAAGGCAAGATCACCCCGGCCACCGTCGAGTACCACAAGGCGCAGTGTGCCCAGGACGGCGGACTGGAACGCTTCGCAGAATACTGCAAGGCCGCGCCGGTGATCGGGGATCCGTCCAGGATGGACGGCAAGAGGCCCGAGGACCAGGGGAAGGCGCTGAATGCCGAGGAGCAGCGCATAGCCGAGATGTTCGGCAACAGTGTCGAAGACCTGCAGAAGTTCGGGAAATAAAGGAGTGACTCATGGCTGAGCGCAAAACGGAATGGAAGGATGGGCAGCTGGTGCCCTTGGCTGTCGCCGCCTCGACCAAGATCGAGGCCGGTAAGATGGTCGGCCTCAACTCTGCGGGTTACGCGGTCGAGGCTGCGGACACCGCCGGGATCAAGGTCCTCGGCGTGGCCGAGGAGACCGTGGACAATTCCAGCGGTTCCAACGGTGACCTGGTCGTGCGGATCCGGAAGGATAAGGTCTTCAAGTTCAAGAACTCTGCCACCAATGCGGTGGATGTGGCCGACGTCGGCACGCTGGTTTTCGTCGAGGATGACGAGACCGTGGCTGATGTGACCGGCACCAACGGCGTAGTGGCCGGGCGCTGCATTGAGGTTGCCGCTGATGGTGTGTGGGTTGAAATCCCAGCTGCGCCTCAGGTTGCGGCTCAGGCTGCCTCCGCCGCCACGGATGTTGCCGGGCTTAAGACCGACTTCAACGCCCTGTTGACCAAGCTCAAAGCCGCCGGCGTCATGGCCAGCGCGTAAGGAGAATGACGATATGAAAAAGGTTTTTTCGACTCTGTGTGTCTGGGCGGTGCTCATCACCGGCGTACTGATCGCCGCGCCTCTGGCCGGTGTGGCCGAGGCCGGGCACCTGGATCTGGCCGGGCTGGGCATCGGTTTCGCGGGTCTGCTCGTGAACCAGGCGAGCGTCTCCGCTCTTTTCACCAACCTGAAGACCACGTTCAACAAGGCCTTCTCCGAGGCTCCTGCCGTCTGGGAAAAGATCGCCATGAAGATCCCCAGCACCGGGACCCAGAACGATTACGCCTGGATCGAGAACTTTCCGAAGATGCGAAAGTGGATCGGGGACAAGGTCATCAAGGCGCTCAAGGCCGGCAAGTACGTCCTGGTCAACGAGGACTTCGAGGCGACCGTGGCTGTGCGCCGCAATGACATCGAAGATGACAATCTGGGCATCTATGCCCCCCAGGCCCAGAATGCAGGCTTTTCCGCCAAGCAGTGGCCTGACGAGCTGGTCTTTGATCGGGTCAATGGTGCGTTCACCACAGAATGCTTCGACGGCCAGTACTTTGTCGACGATGATCACCCGGTGATCAATCCTGTGAACGGCGCGGCCGTTTCGGTGAGCAACAAAGGCACCAAGGCCCTGAGCTTCGCGACCCTGGCTTTGGCGCAGGGGTCCTACGGCGCGGCCCGTACGGCCATGAAGAAGTTCAAGGATGACGAGGGCCGCCCGCTGAACATCACGCCCAATGTCCTGCTTGTTCCTCCGGCGCTGGAAGACACGGCCCGCGCCCTGCTGAACAATGATCGTCTGGAAGACGGCAAGCCCAACCCTTACAAGGGCACGGCTGAGCTGGTAGTCGACGCCCGTTTGACCTCGGACACTGCCTGGTTCCTTTTGGATACGACCAAGCCGGTCAAGCCCTTCATCTTCCAGGAGCGCAAGTCTCCCGCCTTCGTGCAGCAGACATCCCAGGAGAATGACGACGTGTTCATGCGCGCCGAGTTCAAGTTCGGCTGCGAGTCTCGCGGCGCAGCCGGATACGGATTCTGGCAGCTCTGCTACGGCAGCACCGGCACGGCTTAATCACTGACCTCAGGGCGCGGACACCCCGCGCCCTGATCCGAGGAAAGACATGATCATCATCACTGCAAAAAAAGACGGCTTCCGAAGGGCCGGGGTGTCGCACCCCGCCCGCCCGACCGAGTACCGGGCCGATGCCTTCACCGAGGAGCAGCTGGCCGAACTGCAGGCCGAGCCCATGCTCGTCGTTGAGATCGTCGTTGAGATCGTCGCTGACAAGCCTAGCGATCCACCGCCACCGGCGGTCCCCGCTCCTGAGCCAGCTCCTGCGCCGGTGCCGGCCGCGGCCTCCGCACCGAAGCCCAAGGCCACCCAGGCCGGGAAGAAGTAATGTACAGCACCGTCGCCCAGATCCTGAAGCTGCTCCCCGAGTACGAGGTCCTGCAGCTGGCCGATGATGACGCCGCCGGGCTGCTCGATGATCCGGCAGTCACCGCCGTGCTTGAGGAAGCCATCGAACAGGCTGACCGGGAAATCGACGCTTATGTCGGAACGGTCAAGCGGGTCCCGCTTTCACCGGTTCCGGCGCTGATTGAAAACTTGTCCATCAAGCTGGCCATCCATCACCTCTACCTGCGTCGCCCCGGCGTCGAAGAGCCGGATACATGGCAACGGGAAACCACCAGGTGCATGCGGCTGCTGGAGGCCATTGCCACCGGCAAGATGGCACTGGGCGCGGAAGAAGGTGCAGCGTCGGGGCCCAGCCAGGGCACGGCGTCATTCACGGCTGGTCGGCGGCTGATGACGAGGAGGACGCTGTAATGTCCGGGCTGTCCTTCAAAATCGAATCCATCGAGATGGAGGCCATGCTGAACGAACTGGCCGGCAGGATGGATGATTTGACGCCAGTCATGCAGACCATCGGCGAGATCGTCATGGAGCAAACGGACACGGCTTTTGAAACGGGCGTAGGTCCTGATGGGAAACCTTGGCCTGCATCCGGCAGGGCACTGGCCACTGGCGGCCAGACTCTGATCGACACGGCCGTCATGCGCAATTCCATCAATGTCCTGGCAACAGAGAACCAGGTCGAAGTGGGGACGAACGTTCTGTATGCCGCGATCCACCAGCTCGGCGGGCAGGCGGGGCGCGGAAAAAAAACGCTCATGCCCGCCCGTCCGTTCCTGCCCGACCAGGACAGCCTTGATTGGATCGAGGTGAGGGCCACGCTGCAGGACTACCTGAAAGGAGCATCGTGATGACCAGGTTGGAGCACGAGGACGCGATCGTCGCCATTCTCAAGAAGGCAATGCCTGCGGAGGTGGTCGTGGAACCGCTGCCCATGGGGCTTGGGGATCGCAAGGCCCTGGATGTGCGCGGAAGTGCGGTCTGGGTCGTTTACGCCGGAGGCAAGCCCAGGCCCGGACAAGATCCGAAGACCATGATGCACTCAGAAACATGGGTGTGGTCTTGCCTGGTGCTGACCAAGGAATACAGGTCCGCCAAGGCCGGGGCCGTTAACGCCTTGGGGTTGCTGGAAACTGTTAACGCAGCCCTGTCCGGGGCCAAGATCGACGCGGCGCGCACGCTGCTCCGGCTGGGGGATCAGATCCTCAGGCTGCCGGAAGGGTGTGGGATCATGGGCTACGAAGCCCAATTCGCAATCAACGTATTTGCCCCG